CAAGTCTTTGCAGCCCCTGTACTTCTCCGGGGGTCATATGGACAAGCATGGAGTCCTGCCCACGCCCTAGAGAAGCTATGCCTTGAGGTATAGAACCCCCGTCTGCATAGGCACGGATACGGCCCCCTTTCGCCTCTCCCTGATCCCCACCATCTCCACCACCATCCCCACCACTGTCAACGGAATCACCAGCAGAAACAGCCCCAAACCCGGGGCCGGGGCCGTTGTCAATGTCATCACCAGCAGTACCATACCCAAACCCGGGGCCGGGGCCGGGGCCGGGGCCTGGGTCGGAACCACTGTAGCCACCACCACTTGCACCACCACTTGCACCACCACTTGCACCCCCCGGAGCAACTACCGGGGCGACATACCCCGGATTAGGTATATACGTTTGTGTGACAGGATCATAAATAAGGGGGCCTGTAGTGTTGCCAGTTGCGGTAGTGACAGGACTGGGGGCAGGACGGGGGGCAGGTGCCGTGTATTGCAACCCTTGCAAATAGCTACCCAACCCGGCGGTCATGGGGGCGGGGGCGCTGTACTGCTGTGTCGGGGCATACTGCAGAGACTGCCTGTAGTCCTGTGGGGACATCTCCATTTCAGGAGTGTCGGGTGCTTGGTACGGCAACGATCCGATACCCTGTTGAGAGAATGTGGGTTGAAACTCGACTACCTCTTGGGCAGGGCCACCGTCTGCAAAGTATTTCATATCATTCCTTATGTAGCTTCCGCACCGCTGGCGATAATGGTAAGCCCGGTAGTCGTGCTTTTCACGCTAATGAACGTGCCAGCAGCCAATATCTGCAACCCACGCCACTGTAGAACTGAGTTAGCGGTAATACTTATTCCTGAATACAAAGCATTGGCTGTTCCCGCCGTTCCACCAGATACAACAATAGAAACAAACGCCGTCAGCGTCCCGCCCGTGGTGTTGCAAATGTCTATACATTTCAAGAATGTGCGGGTAGAAGCAGGGGTAGTATATAGCGTAACAAAAGACCCGGTAACCGCAGTTGCCGGTATGAGTACGTTCCCTATGATGTTTTGAAAAGCCATCAGTCATTCCCCATCCATTGCAGGGTCGTCACACTATTTATCCCCTCAATGAACTGCTGTGTGTTGCTGTCTAGTTGGTTAAAGTAGATACGCAGGGCATTATTGAACTGATTCTGGTACCCAAGATCGTACTCAGCCGTGGCTAACGGCAGGTTGGGAGATTTAGCGGGGAATATGTTGTACATGTTAATAAGAGCTCACTTATCGTTTGCCGTCTTGCCTGATGTCAATTCTTGGCTCACCTAACTGCCAGTTCACACCCAATGCCGTGGATGAAATCTTGAAAGACATCTGCCGCCCACGCAACCGAGTGTAAACCTGCCCGGTGTAGGTTTCTATGGTGTAGGTCGTGTTACCCGCAAAGTTATCAGCACTCAACACCGTACTAGGATCAGGCTCCCCGTAGGCAGTACCGGAGTTCACCCTCGGTTTAAGCGTTATAAATAGGCTTGGGGCATTAACATTAGACCCGTTAAAGGTCACATCCGGCAGCATCCTCCAGACAAACCCGAAGTTATGCCCATCCCCGATATCAAAGTCAGAGGTCTGTATGTTGGCAGCTATTGCCGTGGAAACTGACAAGGAGCCATCGTCAACACCGTACTCATGGAACATGACCTGATTGGGTGTATATAACGGGGCAACGGTGTATTGCACATGGGTAGCAGCAGTTGTATTTAGCGTTCCTCTGATACAGCCGGTCAAGACATTATTGCTGTTACCCGTATAAGAGATGACTTCAGAGTCAATCTGAATAGACCCTGTGGTGGGGTACGAGTCGGAATTAATAAGTGAGATGGTTGTATCGGATGCGGTTATAGCGGCAGCAAGGTAGGTTATCTGAACACTGAATGCCGCCATCGGATACTGCCTCAACGCGCTATCCAGCCATGCCGTCCTGTTTAAACTTCCGTAGTACCAGATACGTTCGCCGTAGTTATATATGGCGTAGCTGTCGTTTATCAGGCTTCCCGCCGAAGGATAAAACCACCACACTTCGTTGTATGCGGCGTTGGTTCCAGAAACGATTTGGTACAGTTGGTCTTTGTTGATGTTGTTGTATATGTACTTCCAGATAGTACAGTCCAGCGTATCAACGCTTCCTGCATAGGTATAGAACTTGTCCATCCCCATCCAGTAAATAACATTATTTGCCGAAGCTACTGACTTGGGTGACGCTACAGAAATGTTGTCGGTTATTAGTTGAAACCCCCAGATATACGGTGGCCCCAGATACTGCATGACAAAGACAGCCGTATCGGTAAATACTACATTCTCCTGCCTACTATGGACTGCTGTAACAATAGTCGATCCATTAGACAGACGCTGCTCACCCGATTGGTTGAAGGTTGTCGGAACCCAATCATAGATGTTTTCTTGATCTGACCACCGCACAAGCATTGGATCAAACGTAGTGCTTGGCGTGGTTGGATCGTAAGGGTTGGCTCCAAAGCACATACCAAACCGTTGAATCCCAGAGGTCAGTATCTGAAGTGTCTGGCTTGGTACATAGGTTCCATCATACCCAGCGGTAGTAGACGCAGCAGCTAGAGTGATACATTTGGCGTAGGTCGTTGTATCTTTGGCCCAGTAATAAAGCGCCCCGTTTCGCGGAGCCAATACCAAGTCCTGCCCGAAGTTATCTATTGACCACAGCCGTAGTTGCGCGCTGACCGTTACGGCGAACTCAGAACCCCAAGTGCCACGACTCCACGTTCCAGCTCCCCAACCAACGCCTATGGTGTAAGCGGACCCACCAGCAGAAATATCATAGGCTGCGGTTACTCCTGCACCCCCACCCACAGCGGTGCTGGTAGCCGTTGTTGGGCTGATAATGGTGTAGCTATTCCCGTCAATTACGGCAATGACCTCAAACTCAGTATTTAAGGTAGCAGCGAGAATCCCCCCTGTGTCAGTAGCCCCAGCATAGGTAACGAAAGTACCCGCTGATGCACCATGTGAGGTATCGGTAACGGTAATTAATCTGCTGCCAGATGTGGTGGAAAACGGGTTGTTGTTGATACCCGCAGCGGCAGCAGCAAGCGGTGTAATGTCGTTGTAGTTCCCACCGTTTTCTACATAGAACTTCTGGCTTGTCCCCAGTGCGTTTAAATTAGCGCCATCCAATGGAATCCAGTTCCACATCTGCCTGCATACACCCTTATAGGTGTAGCCAAAGGATATGTTTTGCCAACCACCAATCTTTTCTGGGTAGCCAGAACGAAAGCGAACTTTGTCCCCGGAATAGTAACCACCCTCGTTAGCGTAGTTGGTGGTTTCCCTATTTATGCCCGGTTTGAATTGTAGTTTTTGGAGCGGCATGTTCCATGCACCTGTTTAAACGATCATTTCTTCGGCAGCGTTTCTACCTTCTGCAACGCGGTTAAGCCAACCCTTACCAAATGTACGGAAAGTAGTAAGGCTGCGATAAAAACTTTCTTTAGCTGTTGAGAACTTCCCAATAAAATCTTCTGCATTTGCATCCTGAATAGCTTTTATAGTTATAGGGCCAATGACACCATCAGCCGTTATATTCAAGGCACGTTGAATAGTTTTGACGCAACGAAAAGAACCAGCATTGACAGCAAAATCAAAGGCAAGATAATCAACCCCAGCAGGTAGGTCATCACAGTGGCAAACACTCCAATATTCTTTCCGGTAGAGTGGCGAAACCATCTCTTTTGTGAGGCTACGCATTGTTGCTTCGTCAACTGGGTGTCCGACATATTGCTCCCACACTCTTTGGGTTACGCCAAGGTTTGTCCTGCCACCTGGGTCTAACGCGTGGTGGACGTAACCCCCTTCGTGCTGCAACACTAGCGCAAAAGATTTCTCAAAGTTCTCTTTCATCTATTGCCTTCTACGTTTTTTACCTTCTCCACTGTGCGAAGGCTTCCAAGCCCAAGCATACCGAACAGCACCGGCAGCATTTCGGATAGCTCTAGTTTAGGAGCAAGTGCTAATTGCTCTGCCATGCCAGTAGTACCAAACGTGAATACCAGAAATTGAGCAAACGGCAATATTACATACGAGTAAGCAAACGCAGCAGCGCAAGTCCAGCCAACCGCTGGTCGCCATCCTGAAACAAAGATGTTAGCGTGTTTGGCTTCTTCAACATTAGTCTGAATCTGAAGTTTAGCTAAGTCAGTCTCAGACGCAAGCTGGGCAAGCTCCCCATTTTGCTGCATTTGGAGAAGCGCACGTTGGGCCTCTGCTTGTTTCTCAGGGTCTGGAAAAAACCTAGAGATTAAAGATTGAGCAGCAGAGAACAGTCCTGAAATCAGTAAGGGGTTCAAAAGTTACCGCCAACTGGGTTCAGCACTCCTACCGGCACATCACCGGTAGTTA